TTAATTCCGTTGCTCATATTTTCTTCCAAGTAGTAAATTTAAGTTTTGCTTCTAATCCAGAATAAGTATTTAATTCTATCATGGACTTAACATCAAGTCCAGATAAAACCATATCATTAATATCCTTCTCTTTTACACTAGAGGGCCAGATGACGATTCTTTCTCCTCGATCAATAGTACGGGCAATGCGGGAGACGATTTCGGCATTACGTGGTTCGTTATCATAGATCCAAACAGGATTGCTAATCCCCCACTTACCAAGATCACCGTCAGCTCCACAAAGAGCAATCGAGTTTGGAATGAAAGTGGAATCGAACGGACCTTCTGTGACGTAGACAGTTTTATCTTTTTGTATTTGATTGAGTCCATAAATTTTTGGGGCATCCTCACTAAGCATTACAGTAATATATTTAACAGGGTTAGGACCGAGTGCTCTTCCCTGAAAACCAATCAAGTTACTGTCAGTATCATACATTGGTATAATAATGCGACTCTCATCCCTACCGATAGTGTCAAATGTAACTTTTTGAGTGTTTGTCCATTCTTTAAATTTGTCAGCAAAATAAAACTTTTCAGGATCAAGTTGCCTCCTTTCCAAATAATTTTTTGCTACTTGATTTTCTGATGCTTTGGGTAGATTGAGTTTTTTCTTGAAGACTGGTTTATCAAACTCAAACTTTGGTTCTTCTGCTGTAAAATTTTTCCCAGTATGACCTTCTTTGAACTTCTCTAAAATATATTTTTTATGAAGTTCAGAATCAACTTTTTTTAGGAATGCATTAAATGATAAACTTACGCCACAATTATGACACTTATAATTTGCATTATTTTTTACGTTGTAGATATATCCACGCGCTTTAGTTTTATTCTTTTGAGAATCTCCACAGATTGGGCATCTAAAATTATACAGGTCTTTTTTTACAAACTTAAATTTTTGAAGACGAGGAGCTATTAGGTTAATAAACCTAACGTCAACATAATCCATAACAACTAATTTCAGTGGTCCAATACTACCATCCCCAGAACCTACTGTCAACCTCCAAATCCATTAAACAGACGCTGATAACACTAGTCCATTTAATAACGGTGTTTGTTAATTCTTGAAGACAGTAAACTGAGTCAAGGTTCTTGTGTTGTTTTTTAATCATGGTTCTAACAAGACCATGATTATTTATTTTGTGCGCTCTACTGCAACTGGTTGTGCTGCTGGTGGTTTTGGTATGAACCCGTTGAATATCGTAAGACCTAAAACAAAGACTGCAAGCACACCTCCTGCTTGCCATCTAAATTTGGATATTTCTTCTAACTTTAATTCTATTTTTTCAAACTTCTTCTCTATTTCTTGATGCTCTCTATCATTATCTTCCTTCATCTCATCAATCATTTTGATGAGAAGGTCATCATTCTTCATGCTTTGCTCAATTCTTTCGTCGTGCTTTGCAAGGATTGTCGCAATGCGAGAATTGCCTTCGGAAATCTTATCGACTGCCGTTTCTAATTTAGCCAACATTTCACGAGACAAATCCTCATAAATTCCGAGTTTAGATTCAAGCACCGCTATTTTTGAATCTGGAGAGAACATGTTACCCCTTCTTAGTTTTCCTTAAAAATTTACTATACTCTTTTGGCAATCTTCTCATAACTTTGGATCTTCCATCCATCACAGGATCATATCCAGCGACCGTTGTAGGGTCTCCCTTTGATGTATACCCACCACTCGTTCCTGGTGCATTAGCAACCATATTCTCTCGGATGATTTGAATAACCTTATCAAGTGGACTCATCTTTATAAACCTTCCGTAGTTCTGCTAAACAATGAATGTCAACAGGAATATCGTGAATATAAGTTTTAGGATATTCTGGGAGTCGATTTAAAAATATAATGAATGTCTTCATTACATCCCATAAATCCCTTTCTATCTTATAAAACAGCATTGGTGTAGCTGCTTCTCCAAAAATATTATAAAGAATTATAAAATGATTAATTAAAAGATGAGTTTTTAATTGACCATTATTTCTATATCTCTTAAGCAATCTTTTGATATACTTAAAATGATTTAGGTCCTTATCAAAATCATCTTTTGTGACCGCTTGAGGGTTCTCATAATTCTTTATAGCAAATAATAAAAAATTATCTTCATTCAACTCAGTAAAATTCATATTTTATCTATCTATCATGCAAGTGGATTGCCATCATAGATTGGAGTATTACCAGTTGTAATACCAGACATTGCAACTAAAGTTTCTTTTTTAACTCTAAGATTGCCGTGCTGATCAACATAGGTGGTAACACCAACCCATCCAGCATGAGTTAATTCATAAGCAGTTGCTGCAGATCCTTGCATTCCACCAGCGGCAACACCATAAACACTCTTGCCATAAGTGCCACTTGATCTGGTGATATTTACAGCAGCACCAGAAGCAAGAGAACTTGCAATGGTTGAACCGAAGGAGACTGTTGTAGAAGCAATTGAAACAATTACTTTTGAAACACTACCACTTACAAAAGTATTTCCAGCGATAATTCCAGAAGTTGATGCGATTGCAACAGTTGCTACACCAACAGCAGCAGTAGCGGCAACGCTTGTTTGAACAACAACTGTAGTCTCTGCAGAGTTACTCTGAACATTATATTGAGTATAATTGCTATCAATAACGGTATATTTTGGCAGTTCACTAATATCAAATGCCAATCCAGAGATTGCTGCACCACTTAAACCAGCAGTTGATGCAATTGATAATGTAGTACCATTAGTAATTGAAAGAATTACAGCATCGCCAACATAAGTGCTATCAGTTCTACTACCAAATCTAATTACATCCCCAGTGGCAGCAGCACCAACTTGACCAAATGTAGTTCCCGAACCAGTAACAACACGAGTAGCGTAATTCAGAGAGACTGTTCCCCCTGAAAACTTAGCGTCATTATTTCCCCAGAGTGCCATGTTGATTGCCTAAGATAACTATTTTCTATAATTTATTTATAAAAACCTAGAGGTAGAAAAAAGAGAGATCGTTATTTTTGATCTCTCTTATTTAAGACCGTCTTTAAAAAATTTGTGGTCAAATCTAATAACCCATTCTCCTTAAATTTTTTGGTTTTTGCCAACCACTCAGAGGCAGTTAACAGAAAACCAAGAGCAAATGTAACTCCCCAGTTAGTTACAAAACACGTAATCATACTTGTGATATAAAGAGTTTTTCTTTAACCAACTCATAAACAACATTATCAATCGTGTTATCTGTGCTATCAACATACTTTTTAAGTAAGTCGAGAACAAGATTCTTAACTGCTGGATGTGTAGCAATTTGAATCAAAAGTGGTTTTACCACTGCTACTACTGCGCCCATGATGTCCTCCGTGTGAAGAGAGTATCCTGTCCTATTTAGTAATCAGTCTCTTGGAGAATGCATCAGGTCCTGTGCCCTCTGAGCATCAGCACGACGCTTTGCTACTTTTTGTGCAGGAGATCTTGGACCGCCAAATTCACCAGCAGCAGGTGGTTTCTTACCAGGAACTTTTTTACGTTGACCAGCTGGAGTTCCTTCCATTCCACGTATCATTCTTTTCACATGAGTAAATGCCTTGTCATCTTTGGCACCACCAGTTTGAGTAGGTCTACCAGTCTTAGTGTTAATGCCAGTTTCCCTTTCAACTCTATTCAATTCATCAAGTTCAGTTTCTTCTCTATATGCACCCTTGCGTGTTGCTAGAATTTTTTCTAACTTTGCTTTAGCATTCAAAGTTTGCTGCTGTTCAGTATCTTTTTGTTTTGGTGATAAAGATGATTGAGGATCTACTGCTTCTGTTGCTTCAATTTTTTTAGCAATCTTATGTGCTTTTTTAATAGTGGACTTTTTCAGTGGTGGAGTATCACCAGTTAACTTCATTGCTGCTGCCGTACCAATTGCATAAGGTTCTCTTGCTTTTTCATCTACACAATTTGGAACTTCACGACCATTCTTCATTTTTGTTCCTTTGGCAACTTTACCAGGCCAACACTTGCTCGCACCCACATTTTTACGTGCTTGTGCAAGACCTTCATCAACACAATTTGGAACTTCACGACCATTCTTCATTTTTGTTCCTTTGGCAACTTTACCAGGCCAACACTTGCTCGCACCCACATTTTTACGTGCTTGTGCAAGACCTTCATCAACACTATCACCTTCTGGTTCAAAAGAAGAATTTTGTAGATGTGCAGCTGCCTTATATGCGGGATGACCTGCTTTATAATTTTGATATGCTTTGGTATTTCCTTTTTTATCTGCAGCAGTAACTACCATTCTGTTGTCTTCTGGTTCTTTCTTTTCACCACCATAAACTGCCTCATCCATTTCATAAGAATTTTTAAGAACCTTATGAACATCTCTTGCAACTTTTCCAGTTGCCTTTACACCAGAAGCAACACCTTTACCAAATTCAGATGCTCCTTTTGCTGCTACCTTCACTACCTTACCAGCAGTTGCAGTTGCTGCTCTATGACGCTCCATGCCTTGCTGGTATGCTTTAACAGCACCAAGAACACCCTTTGCAATTCTATCTTTTAATGGTTTCTTAGCAGGTTGCTGCTTTTTAGCATTTGCAACGGCAGATTGTCTTTTAAGTGCTGCTGTCATTCCAGATGGTTTTGAAGCAGATGTTTTTGATTCAGCATCTCTTCTTGCCTGCTTTTCTTTGCGAAGTCTAGAAATAGCAGCAGTTTTTGCACCACCTTTAAGAGAACCTACAGATTTGCCCGCTTTTGTTTTTGGTTCTACCCTTGCTCCACCTGCTCTTGCTTCAGTTAAATTATACTCTTCGGTTAATTCAAATACAAATTGAACAAAATCTTCAATACCAAGTTCTTCAATTAAAATATCTACTCCAGTAGAATTTAAACCTTCTTGATAAAAATACTCCGATGCAACATCAACTGCTTCCAGAATAACCTCTTCTTTAAGATCTGGATTAATGACAATTGTATTACTTACACTTTTCTCTGTAATTTTTTTAACGTCCTTATTAGTGGAGTTATTAATTACTTCACAAAGATCTTCTCTCCAATCAGAATATCCTTCTTCAATTCCTTTTTTCTTTTTCTTACCACCCATCTGGTCTTTACCAGTTGCACCAGCAATTACATCTCCTCTGGTTACTTTATCATATGGAGGATAGTTGTTTGCAAGATTACCATCATTTGCTTCTTCAACTTTCTTTTTATCTTTTAAAGCCTTCTTCATTGGTTCTTTTTTGTTGCCATCTTTATCCAAATCAAGAAAATCTGGTTTTGAACCAGACTTTTTATTTTTAGGTTTGGACTGTAGTGCAGCGGAGGTTTGCTTTCCTTGTGTGCGCTCACCTTCATAAGGAGTTCCATATGAAGTTGGAGTTACAGATTGAATCTGAGGATTCGATCTTAACTGGTGTTTTTTAGCTCTAGTTACATATCTACGATATGGTTTTCCATATCCTTTTACTGGAGTTACTAAAACTTTTTCCTTACCTTCTGATTCATCAATATCAATTTCTTCCCTTACACCGCCACTAAAAAGCATTGCTTTTGCAGCATCCTTAACAGGAGCAGAAGCCTTAGAGTTTTGGAGTGATTGGGTGAATGCTCTCTCTAGAGGAATACCTTCTCTTCTTGCTTTATATCTTGTGTCATACGCAAGTTGTCTTGCTTGCTTTTTAATATTATCTTCCCCGCCACCACCAACAGACTTTTTATCACCGCCAGATCCACTGGAAGATTCTGATTTCTTTCCTAATTGAGGTTTAATTTGCGCCTCCATTTCAGTCAAGTAAACTTGATAAAGATCGGTGACGATATGCTGTAAATTTGCCATTACTCTAATTAGTTACTGCTTATTTTTTACCTTATACTTATTTATGAAATTTCTAATTTTCTTTGTATTGGACATTCTCATAACATATTCTCTAAAGGCATCCGTTCCAACTTCTCTCTGAGTTGCAGGAACTCCAGATACTTCAGTCCATTCTTTTACATCCCGAATCCAAGACTTAAACATTTGCTCATCTTCAGTAACACAGATTAAATGATTGGTTCCTCTCCGAACAATTTTACCAATCATTCCAGTTTTTATATTCTGGACAAATGTATCTTCTCTAAAAATTTCTCCAGCAATATACTGCTCTCTAAGTTTACGTTCTTGATCCCTATCAATAGATTCTGTGGGATTAATTTTGACAGTGTTCTTCTTCCTAAAACTTGGATTTTGTGTGGCAACTGGTCGTTGATTTGCTGCTGTTCTAACTTGAGCGGGGTCTTGACCACCAACAATTTGATTTTGATTATAAAACTTTAATCGTCCAGCAACGTTTTTAGCGACAAATTCTCCAGTATTTTTATCATGATAACCACCATGCCCATCTGGCACAAGACCCAATCTCCTGCCATGAATAGAGGCAAGAGACTTAGACTCTTTTACAAACTGAGAGTATGTTTTCATAATTGTTTTGATATACAAATATTTATTAAATCAAATTTCCTTGTCTCTACGTTTTGTGATGTATCCGCGAGTCCAAATACCGCCACGCACACCATATATAGACCTTGTTTTTATCTTAATTCTACGCGATCTTTCTCCGCCACGAGCACCAAGAACTGGTTCATAATCACCTTGTAGAGAGGTAAGATTACCTTTTCTAACTGTTTTAGTAGTAAATCGTAAACTTACAATTTTACCATTAAATGTAAAGTTTGGTCTACCCTGAACAAAAAAGTCTACACTATCATGTCCCGATGATCTAGAAAAATCTTTACCAAATACAGATTGTTTTTTTAAATTATTATCTTGAATCTCTCTCCAGACAGAAGCATAATCTTTTTTATAAGTGTCCCAGTTATCGACAACGACTTCTTTAAAATCCTCAACTTCAGAATGATTGACTATATCAGTTCCTGCACGTTCTGTTATTCCACCATACTGTTGGAAGTCTGTGGCAGTATCTCCCTTTTTATAAGATAAAAATCCTATCTCATTTCCACTATAATCCACAATTACAAAGTCGGCTTTCCTGGTTCCTATTCCACCAACAAATCCAGCAACGTTAAAATAATACTTATTTCTAATACGTAAAGTAACTGGCATATTATTGCCAAGTTCCTGGATCTTTTCATTAAGAACTTTTAAAACATCAACTTCTGTTCTATCTCTAGGAGTTCTCTTTAAACTTGGATGGTTTTTAAAAACTTCTTGAAGTAAACTGTTCCAAATAAAAGTGTTTATAAAGTCTCTACCATTAGCATATTTAAAAAATATTCTAATGCCTTTTTCTTTCTTGCCAATTTTATAATAATTATCAATCACAATTGCTTTAAATGTTGACCCACGTATTCGATCTTCACGAAAGGGAATATTAAGATCATTTAAAACTTCGTCAACTAGTTCAAAAGTTGATACTCGATTATCAGATCTCACTAAAATTCTGGCGTACTCTACAGAATTTTTTAAAGTAGGGAATTGGTCTTTTACAAGTTTTATTTTACCATCAGAGATTTTTTCATTTAAAAGACGATATATTGTATCTGCAGTATAATTACCAGGATTACTTTGTGCCATCTATATAATGGTTTTTTTTATTTAGATACCCAGTATAGGACTTGAACCTACACACCATAAAGATAACAGGACCTAAACCTGTCGCGTCTACCAATTCCGCCAACTGGGCATTACAAAAATCCAACAGAATAATTTTTATCTGTGATATAGTCTATACACAGAACTGATCTGCAAGATTTCATTTTATTTTCAACTCTATGTTTAGACATAGGATGAAATATGTAGAATGATTTGTTGGTAAAAGATCTTGTTTCGATCTTCCCGTCCTCATCCATTATTTGTATTATAGCATCTTCTGGGTCATTTGGGTCAATATCCAACCCCCAAATAATTCTAAGTAACTGAACACCTGGAATATAATCTTGATCAATGTGCCAATTTAAAGATTGCCCAGGATCTAACGCATTAATAGCACAAGCATCAGTTAATCCAACTTCTAACAAAACATTTGTTAAGAATGGCATCAGTGAAGTATTAAAAAGAATAGGATTTCTTTCTGCAAAAAGAGGGGCAAGATGCCATCCAGGTTTAGAGGTATCTCTTTTATTTGCAGAAAAATAAGAGGAATATCCAATAGGATACCCTCTATTTTGCTTTTTAATATAATTATTTTGTTGTTCAGTAAAGTCTCTAAATTCTAACTTGCTTAAATTAGATTTATATTCATCCAAAATTTTATCATAATTATCATTTAACAAAGACAGATTTGAATGGATACTTTCATAGGACAAAAATTTACTCATACAACTTCTTATTGGTATATTCAAAAGTTGTTGGGAAGTTTAAAAATACCTCAGTCATTTCTGAGTCATAAGACAACCAAGCGTCCTTAAACCTTTCATAATGTTTTTTATCACCCAAAGAAGATATAAATCCAGGAGAATTAGGTCCATATCCAGATCCTACTAAAATAAATGGAAGTCCACCATTGATCTGTCTATTGGAAAAATCTCTATCCCCCATAATCAATTCAATTGATCTTCCACAGTTTCGTTGATCCCATGGATACTCAACAACATTAGTAACATAATTCCAATATTCCGTATCTTCTCTATGCACTGCTGCATAGTGCATATCAATAAAAGTTTTTAAACCATCCAATTCCAAATTACACGCACGATTATAAGCATGTTTATCAAATGAATTAATTGCTAAATTTGTTGATAATGTTTCTAACAATCTAAAAATATTATTAACTACTGAAGCAAGACCAGTTGCTTCTAATGGTTCAATAAATCCCCAAGAAAGACCAACAGCAACAACGTTTTTAACCCAAGAATTTTTATATCTTCCTGTCTTAAAATAAATTGGTGCATTTGGTTCTACAGAATATCTATCTACAAATTCTTTATATATTTCTTCTTCTGTAGAAAACTTGGTGCTATGAACATATCCAACAGATAATCCATCCCATAATGGAATCTCCCAACACCATCCATTTTCCATTGCAACATTATTAGTGTAACTTTTTAGCTGCTCTTCTTTATTTTCATAAGGAATTTTAGCACTAATTACTCTATCATTAATTAAAGTATCTGCATATGAAATATATTCGACATTGAGTTTTTGTCCGAGAAGAAGTGATTTAAAACCAGTACAATCAATAAACAAATCAGCAGCATGATTTCCTGTTTCTTCGCAAGTGATAAAATCAATCCCACCATCTTTGTTTAAAGATGAATCTAAGTAGATATCATCAATATATTCAACTCCATTTTTTACACCAATGTCATAAAGAAGAGATGATAATTTATGAGTATCAAAATGATACGAAGTAAGTTCATTAAAATCCCAACCTTCATCACTCAATCTATTCAACTCAGCAAACCTAGAACTTCCTCTAACATGTCTAGCAAACTGAGTTTTTTTAATTTCCTCTGGAAACAAATCCATCATAACCAAAAATTGAGATACATCTTCACCTGTCATATCACCAAAAGGATAGTAGTAAGGTTCTTCTGCCCAATTTTCAAATCTAACATTTGTTTTATATGTTGCATTACATTTTGGCATCCAATTTTTATCAGATAGTCTTAAAAATTGAAAGATGCCATTAATTGCAAGTTGCGTCGATTCTCCTACTCCTATAATTCCAATTTTAGAAGAATAAACACACTTAATTTTTAAATCAACATTATTGTTTTTAACATACTGAGAAAGGACTGCAGCGCACATAAACCCTGCCGTCCCACCACCAAGAATACAAATACTCTTAGTTATCATAGATCTCCTTTTACTCTATTTTCTGAACGATATACATCAAATGCACCTTCAGGATAACGAGCACTCAATTTTTCATAGTTCATTTGAAGAATTTCCTCAAAGTTGGTTCCCAGTGCCATACATGCTTGAGCAATATACCAACAAATATCACCAAGTTCTCTCTTTAGGTGAAATGCATTTTCATCATTATATGATTTGCCTTGAAGGAAGATTTTTTTAACAACCTCAGTAAATTCACCTGCTTCAGCAGTCATACCCAAAGCAGCGGTCAAAAGACGAGGAACATCTGCATCTGTTGATGCCTCAAGTTCTGTAAGACGAGACAAAAGATTAGATAGTTCGCTACTAGCAGGACTGGTAGTTTGGCGAACAAAATCAATATACTTATTACTATCAATAACTTTATTTTCGGTCATAGTAAATTCAAGAGAACCATCAGTGTTTTCTTTTTTTGAAATTGTAATTGTCATTAGGTTATTTTATTGGAATATTAAAAGACATAACTGTTCTGACCTTTTCAGATTTTTGGGGTGGCGATTCATGCATTAACATGGCAGGAAAGAATATAATATCACCTTCCTGAATATCTGTCAATGTTTGACTTTCAAGACTACCAAAAAAAGGATCGGCAAACGGAGAATAAAATCGTGTTGAAACATGTTCATCTGGATCAAATTCAACATATAAAACTGCAGATAAATTACCCAACCCATGGGTATGTACTGAATGATATTCTCCAAAATAATATTTTTGAGACCAAAGTTGCCAGTCTTCAGGAGAAGAGAACGGTAAGTTTATTCTATTTAAACAATTCTGAATGTCTTCACCCAAAATAGAATACCACTCATCAAAATAAGAAGCTCTACCAGAAGAACTAAAATAATCAGTTTGACACTCATCAAGTAATAGATTTGATTTATTATCAATCAAATCCAGTAACTTTATTTTTTTATCCTGCCAGTTTGGAACAGAATATTTTAAAATAGTTATACTGAATAAAGTTTTAGCATGTAACATTTCTTGTATTTCCGTAGTGTATAACTTTTAAATGATCTGATTTAAATTTCCTCCAAGGATCAACAACAATACTCCCCTTAGGTATGCTGCAATATAACTCATCACTTTCTGGAGCATCCCAATACTTATAAGTAGTCGTTGCGCTATGTGCTAACAAAAATACTGCTGGAGATTCTGGTTGATAATTATCTCCAGTGCAACTATCCACATAAGTTACAGTCCTACCATACTCCAAACAATAATACCCCACCAATAAACTGTAACTTCCATCAAGATGAGACACTCTTGGTTTGTATGACTTACCATGAATAATAATTGGTAGATTATTCTTCTCAGATAATTCTACCAAATATTTTGCTAGATTCTTAGCTTGACCTTCTCTGGATCCCATAACAGATTCAAAAATATCATAACCAAGATCTAATTTTTTAGACAAATACCTGAGTGCAATATTATCTCTTGGATGACAAGCACCCCCGTCACCCATACCAGCAGTCATGTAAGATGAATTAATAATTCGGGTGTTAGCAGAGCAAAGAGCGTTTGTAACTACATCTACATTGATATTGCCCTGACGCATTGCAACATCTTGAATCATATTCACAAATCCAATCTTAGTGCTAATAAAAGTATTATAAAAAACCTTTATACACTCACACTCATCCCAAGTCCCAACAAAATACTTTGGTGAGTTTTCCATGATGGTTTTGTAGAAGTTGATCAATTCATTTGCATCACCAGTTGTTGTACCATCTTCTGTTCCAATCATAACCATTTCGGGATTGACCATATCCCATCCAACTGTGCCCATAGCAATTAGATATGGATTATAGACAAATCTTGCATTTGTCATTAGGGGTTTAAACTGTTCTCGTGTTGTACCAGGAAGAACAGTAGAAATCAAAACAACTAATTGACCGTTTGCTACCGAATTTACTTGTGTAAGGCAATCTTTGACAATCGAATAATCAAAATCTTTTGGTTCTAAATGCATAGATGGAGAACTTCCATCATAGTCTGGATCATGGGGAGTTGGAACAGCAATGAAAATAATCCTACTCTTTTTTACAACTTCTTCTATTGTAGAGCAAATTGTAAAGGTATTACTTTTTCTTACTTCAACATCATACCCATAAACATTATGATTTTTAGCAGCAATCTCTGACGCACATGGGAGACCCAATTTACCAAGTCCAATAAATCCAATGTTCATGCTTCTCTTTTTAAATCTAAAGTTACACAGTGAAATCCACCACTAAGAGTTCTTTGATGCCTCATTGGAAGCATTGCACATTCAATGCCATATGTTTCTAAAATTTTTCTAGTTGGATGTTGATGTTCTTCAAGGGCAACTAGATTTGGAGAAACACTGAACAAATTCATGTTACACCACTCTGAAGCATTATTATAACCTGGATAATAACCAATGTCCACTGGATCTGGTGCATTAATAATATCCCAAGTATTGAATGGATATGGGAGCATCTCTTTATCCTTCACTCTTGTTGGATTTACCATCAACAAACCTTCTCTTAAAAATGCAATCGTAGTATCAATATGAACAAAAGTATAAATGTCTTTTACAATTCTCACTGTTGCCGAAGACCCTAGATAATTTTGAAGTATCGTTGCACCTGCAACATTACCACTGTTTGATACCAAATATAAAACCTCTTCGTTTGCTCTTATAGCATTAGCAGCATCAAATGCTGGAGTCAATTCAGTTAGAGCTAAAATATCTGGATCACCAATACAAGATTCATCATACAAATCCTCATGATAAGAACAAGGAACTTCTATAGTGTCTGGTATATGATGAGCAAATGATCTCCAGTTGCCCCGTCTTGCCCTTAATGGTTGCGGAGTCGCCAAAGACAATTCACCATGAACAAATACAGAATCTCTTGGACAATAATTATAATACTTTGTCAGTTCTCTTTTAGGTCTTAAAACTTCCACACCTTCTCCTTGTAAAAAATTACAGAAGGTATCAAGATCCTCATTTGCTTCATCAATAACTTGTTGGGGATATAAACCAGATTTTACATCCGAGACATCTTGAATTCCCGCATAATTAATTGTTCTTAGACTCTTATCCATTGGTGGAATCGTTGCATGGTCCGCGACACCAACAATAACTTTTTTTAGTTTATCCCATTCATTTTTTGCGTACATAATTAACTCGTAGTTAAAACCATTTTGTGATCATTTTCTTTTCCATAAGTGAAGAAGTCGTCTAAAGTAAATTTTAAATGCTCCTTCATCCACCAATAATAATATGCACATCTAGATTTTTTGTGATGTATTCTATTAATTTCTATTCCAAACTCTGTGCTTGTTGAAATTATATTTGTGGTTATCAATGGTATTGAATAAGTTCTACCCGTATGTCCAATAAAGTAATCCACAGTTGTAGAACTTTTATTAAATTTGTTAAGTGCGATTGTTTTATCGAATCTATATTTTTCACCATAACAATGCAGATCTAATATTTTTTCAACATAGTCTCTTGTCATCATTACTGGACCAAAGTAACTATGCCTCAATTTTGGGTGTAAAAAGAAAGGAATAAATTCTTCAGATTCAAATCCAAGTTGTATACAATCCCAATCATAAGGAAGTCTACTCATCAAATAATTCCAATTAAAATTCCAATACTCCAACAAATTTAAATCATAATCATCTTCCATTAATAACAGATAATCATCATCTCTGGTGTTTATCCATTTTTTCATAAACTCAAGATGAGTAATTGCATTGCCAAGAGCATACGCTGGAATACCAGTTACCTTACCAACAACATAATGTGAACCCCATTGATCCAATTCAGAAGCTAAAAACTTGGATGCGGATATCCTTGTAAAGTTCAATCTCCAATAATCAAACTGGTCTTCCATATATTGTTTACGATCAGTTCTATTGTCCAAATTTACATAGTAAATATGTGGAAAGTTATCTAATTTTTTTAACGGATCAATCATAATCAAAAATACTTATATGTTTTTTTGAGCATTCCTATATCGTTCTGTTTTCCATAAGTAAATATTTCTTCAAAATTATGTCTCTTGCTATCGTTTCTCCACCAATCATAATACGCCAATCTACACGCTTTTATAATTGTATATCTCTTTGTTGTTTTATCAAAAAAGTCAGTATGATTTGGAAGCATTGGTAAACAGTATGTCTTTCCACAATGACCTAAAAAGTAATCAACTGTTCCAGAATGAGATCCATAATTTTTATTTGCAATATAATTTGTAAGACTATACTTTTCTTCTATACAATGAAGTCTTATTAATTTTTTAACATACCTACGGTTTAACATTGATATACCAAAGGTATGTGCTGGCATAATTGGATGCAGGTAAAATGGGATATAATTAATATTCTCAAATCCAAGCAGCAAAGAATCCCAATCATAGGGAAGTCTACTCATTAAATATTCCCAATCAAACTTCCAGTAAAGTTCTAATCCAAAATCTATTGTATCTTTGGATATTATCAGAGTATCTTCTTCAGTATTATTATACCAGTTTTTTAAAAACTCCAATACAGTTATTGCATATGCTGCCGTAGATATGGGTAGTTTATATTCTTTAGGATTTAATAAAAGATGTTTCCAATCAGTTACATTAACCCTATCATACTGAATAGGAACTCTTTCATAATTCTCAACTCTCAAATTACTTAGATTGCGATCCATATGTTCGTCTAAATGACGATTCTCTAAGTAATTAAAGTAATATATTTTTGGTATACCTTTTAACTTATTCTTTAAATCCATAATAATTTGAACAACACTTCATTATTCTATTAAAAATATTTATCTCTGTTATTTGAGGAAATAATCCAAATACATTTGACCATATAACTGATATGCCTTATTTGTTATGTCATATGTTCTAAATCTATCTGGTTTTAATTTCATCTTTTCATGAGTTTTGGATCCAAAAGTAAAAAAATCATCTAATGAATAATTATCACGCTCATGTTGCCACCAAAAATAATAAGTATTTCTTGCAATTATATCACCTTCACTTCTATAAAATCTTTGGATAATACTATTATTCTCAAAACTTCCAAAGTTTGGATTGATACTTATTAGTGGTAAACAATACGTTCTGCCAGAATGAACCATAAAATAATCTACAGTGCCAGATCCAGATACGTCGGACTGCCTATTCCATGCTTCATTTGAGACCGTATTGACTAACTTATATGCATCACCAACACAATGAATGTCTAGTAACTTCTCAACAAAATTTCTATTTAAAAGAACAGGTCCAAAATCATGGGCTGCTTCAATTGGATGTAAATGAAATCTAACTTCAACGGGATTTTCAAATCCCATTAAAATACAATCCCAATCATAAGGTAATCTTTCAATCATCTCATTCCAATTAAAATGCCAATATCTAATTAAACCTAGATCATAATCATCCTCCATCAAAATAACATATTCGTCTTGAGTTGTATTATACCAATTTTTTAAAAAGTCTAAATGGGTTATTGCATTAGCAGCAATTGGAACTAATAACTTATATTCATCAATATCTACAATTAAATGCTTCCAAGTAGAATTTTGAGAAGCAAGATATTTTGTTCCAGAAACTCTTTCATACTCAATATTATATTTGTCAAATTGCTTCACCATCCATTTTTTTCTATCTTCTCTATTATCTAAGTTAAAAAAATAGACCTTTGGCATATCAACTAGTTTTTCACTCAAATCCATATTAATAAACCTTCTGTTCTATCTTTGAATACATACGGTCTTTTTGTTGATATATCAAACATAACTTCCATTTTCCATTCATCTTCTTTATTGTAATGAAAAAATTCAAAATTAGAATATGACTTACTTCTAATTGACCACCAATATTCTATTGCTTCTGAGGACAATTTATCCATAACTTCGTTGACAGTTTCACCCTCAATAAATTTATTGTTTAAATTAAATATTGGAAGAGTATAAGTTATTCCAAGGTCATAAAAGAAGTTATGTAAACTTCCAAATTCAAAATCTGGAATAGATTTATCAGGAGTGGAATAATGTAATATAAACTTACCATTTCTATAATGATAGTGCTTGATTCTTTTAGCAAAGTATCTAGTTATCATATAGCAATGACAAGACCCACTATCCCTTTCCCAAGGATGTAAATGCATTTTAATTCTTCTTTCTGCAGAACTAAACAGTTGAATACAATCCCAATTGTATGGAAGGTGTTCAATTAAAAAGTTCCAATCAAAAAACCAATCATTAATAATATCAAATTTTACATAATCTTCCATAAAAATACAAACTTCAGAATCATCAGAATCATACCAATCAATAATTGACTGCAAGACATTGAGAGTTAATGCTAGTTCTTCTGGTGACTGAACAAGATCTTTATCTAAAATTAAATTCTTCCAATCATCATAATTTTCTGCTTTGTATTTTTTTTGATATCTGGAATAATTTACAATTTCCCATCCAGAGAATTGAGATTCCATATAATCCCTTTTCTCAACATCACTCTCATCATTAAGATAAATTATCTTCGGAATATCACTAACTTTACTAAAATTAGTTTTACAATTAAGTTCTAATTCTTCAATCATTTTGGTAGCACCTTCCTATCATATTGTGGTAGTTGCACCTGCATCATCTCATGAACAGCACCACCATAACTCAGAATATCATCCGCAGTATATTTTTGACTATTATTTTCCCACCATTTTTTAATACATGATGTTGCAAGAATGTCATATATCTTGTTGTGATATGCACTAATAATTGGATCATATTCTTCATCCTCTTCAATATTTTCAATCTTATTATCGGGGGCAACAGCAAGTTTAGGGTCTAAACAAACAAGAGGTAATGTATAAGATTTTCCTACCTGATAAATTAAAAAATCATCGCTACTATATGACTCTCTAGGAACTTTTAAATCTCTAAGACTATTATTAAGTTTAAAACTTCCATCTGGTTGTAAATGTATTTTAATTAATTTTTCAACAAAAAGTCTATTAACAATAAAACAAGCAGCAGAAGAGCAATGCCATTCTCTTGGGTTTAAATGCATCTTTAATACATGGTCATGACAATGATAAAACTGAACAATGTCCCAGTTATAAGGAAGTCTCTTCATCACAGTTTGCCAATCAAACGGCCAATATTCAACAAGGTCTAAACAAAGGTCATCTTGAACAATCATGCAAACTTCTGAGATTCCAGATTGATACCACTCAATCAAAGTAGTGAACTCATTCATAACAATTGAAGCATCCGACGGTGCAAGAAGCATCAAATCAAGTTTATGTGCCCACTCATCAATTTTTGCCGTAGAGAATCTAGATGCAGAAACTCGTGTGAAGTCTGTAATTCCCCATTTTTTGAACTGACCTTCAATATGTTCCTTTCTATCAAGTCGATGGTCTAGGTTTAAATAAAAAATTGGTGGTAATCCTTTTAGTTTATTATCTAAATTCATTTTTTAAATACTCGCATATCTGGCAAAAACGGATAGTCAAGATATTGATATCTTTTTGGTTCTTTAAAAGCAACTTCTTTAAATTTTTCAATTCCTAGAGATGCTGTTTCTGGAGTCATATAATAGTGATACCCTATCATATCTATGTCTTGTTCACCCCAAGGTTTATCATTAGTTCTACCATCATAAACCATCTTTTTAAGGCAATTGTATGCCTCTAAATTATCCAATAATATCATTCCACCTCTACCAAGATTTAAATGTTTTCTAAATTGAAAACTCAAACACATATATGTTCCTGGAAGATATGAATCCTTTTCCCATAAAACTGCCGCGTCAATTATATTAGTGTTCCAAAGATAATAATAGTCATTCCAAATATAATTCTTTTTCCATGTCCACTTTATTCCCAACTTCTCTGCAGTGAATGGGATCGAAATATAAGTTTGTTCTGGTATTTGAATATCGTCATATTTCTCGTATCGCAAACACAATTCGATTGCATGTGTGCAGCAATCTGTTGCAACCGCATATGGTGCATTAAAATAGTTTGCGATTAATCTTTCAAACTCAGATACAGTATCAAATCCCACTTTCATATAACTTAAAATCCTCCGCATAAAGTTCCTTGAATTCTTCACAATCAAATACAAAGTTCTCGTATAAGTAAGTGCATATTGAAGTATAATTAGGATAAAAATATTTTGAGTCTCTTAAATGTGGTATTTTAAACGATTCATATTTTTCTCTTTGCTCCGTATCTTCAATATTATCTTTTATAAAATTATTAACATTCTCAGTAAGATTTCCATCCAGTTTTATTAATTTTAAATTACCACCATGTTCAAAACACAATCTTAAAAAAACTTTTTGAGGTGCAGTATGTTCATCATAGATATATTTTTTATTCTTAATTTCCTTAACTACCCATTCTACTGGTGGTCTATATCTACACATAAACTCATTTAATCCAGATACCCATCTTTTTCCTGGTTCTCTTGTTATAGCAAAAAATGTATGGTTTGATTCTACAAAATACTGAGATAAAAAATCTGGATTTTTTGCTCTTGGTAATTTATCTAGAGGAATAAATTGAGAACAATTTAAATTAAATGCTGTTGTTACAGAAGTGCTTCCACATTTATCAACGTGCATGTAAACTAACTTATAGTCTTTTGCCCAATAACAATTGACAAACCCCTCCTTATGTATTTCTTGACCCTTTATTCCTTTTTGTAATTTAAAAGAAAATGATGAGCAATACTTTGTATACTGCTCTACAACATCATCTATAACTGCTCTTCTTTTCATAATGTTGCGGTTATCTGCATAGTATATCTATTTTCATTACCTAGATTTGCCGCCATGTGTGGTGTGTTTCCTCTCCACCACAAATAATCTCCCTTTGACCATTTTACATATGGTTCTCCATCCAATTCAAAATAATGTCCGCTTTTCCAATCATCAAGGAAAATTAAAATCCTACAAATTTTATTTACATCTGGTTCATTGTAAATTTCTCTAAACTTAGGATAATTATCTTGATGCTCGGGCATTATTGTTCCTGGAGGCATACAATAAAGAGACAAGGAAGTGTCTTTAATAAATAACCATTCATCACCATCTTGAATATACTTTTTTTTAAACACATCCACAATGTTATGACACCACTCAGGAACACCTCTATATTCTTCCCGAAGAAGTCCAGTATAATTTACATACAAATGTCCCAATGATTTCCACCGATTAACGGTTTCATCATCAGGAAATTGCCTCCTATCTGGATATTCTATATTAACATAATCTCCAATTATGTTAGAATCGATTCTTTTTACTTTCATATTAAAATGTAAACGCACCAAATTTATCTTTTAGCGAAGATTTTTTTTCTTCATACTCATATTCTTCTTCTTGACCACTATCGGTAATATTGTTCTGAGCACTTTGTTCACAATCATACAACCTCATTTTTGCTCTGTCAATACCCAAGACAAATCTTTTAAACACAGTAGGATCATTATATCTATTCTTAAGTTGCTTTACCATAATCTGTCCCAACTGCTCAAGCTCTTCAGTGCTAATAAGGGCAAACATAAGATCAGCAGTAGCAGGGAGACCAAAGGACTCACTAGTATCAGTAAGTTCAACATCACTATTACCATAACCTGAACGGGTGGTCTGAGTAGCGGAGACAATTGGGACATTAAACTCGACGGCGAGTCCCCTAAGTTCTTCAGCAATTGCTTTGATATAAGAATAAGAATTGACAGACAAGTTTGCCCTATACCTGCTGGAAGCACAAATATTAAGGTAGTCAATGAAAATAATATCAGGTCTAAATGACTTCTTAAGTGCAAGTTCATTAAGCAATGACTTAAAGTGTCCACTATGGGCAGATGCAGTTGGATATTCTTTAATTATAAGATGTCCCTTTGTTTTGTTTACAAGGGTATTAATTTTGTTTTCAAAAATTTGTTTTGGTAAATTAACTAATTCTTGAATCGGGACATTAAGAAGGTTGGCATCAATTCGTTCAGCAATTCGTTCCTCCGCCATTTCAAGAGTGATGTACAAAACGTTCCTGCCTTGCAATAAGACGGAAGCAGCAACATGGCACATAAAGAGACTTTTTCCGACACCTGTACCAGCCAAAGCGACATTGAGAGTCTTATTAGGTAAACCACCTTTTGTGATTTTGTTGAAGTACTCCAAATCGAATTCGATTTTGTCTTCCTTTCTGTGATAAAACTCAAATCGTTCTTCATAATTTTGTAGATAATCATGACCAATGTTGTTATCAAAAGATACTGCTAATGCATCCGATAGAATATTTGGAATAGCATCTCTAGTTTTTTTCTCATCATTACCATCTGCAATATGGATTGATTCCATAAGAGCAAGATAGATAGCACGATCACGACACCACTTTTCAGTTGTATCAAGTAACCACTGTTGATCTACAGGAGCATCATTGAGAGAATTACTAATTTCTCTGATTTCTTTAACTTCAGTCTCTGTAAGATCTGTGCGATTTTCTAATTCAATACCAAGTGCTTCTAAGGTAATCGCAGAACCATACTTAACAATAAATTGAACAACCTCTTCAAAAATTATCTTCTCAGTAACTTTATCAAAATAAGTTGGTTGAATAAACGGAATAACTTTTCTAGAGTAATCTTCATTAAATACTAAATTTCTGAGAATAGTTGTCTCAATTCGTTCCATAAGAGAATTCTTTTTTCGCGGCAGCATCAAGTTGCTGCATTACTTCTTCCGTAAAATATTGATCTGGGTTTTTTAGAATCTCCTTACCGTAAATTTTCTTACCATTAATCTCATATCGTCCTGCTACATTCTTCCAGAGTCCACCAATCTCACCAAGTTCCAAAAGACCATAGTAACGATCAAGGCCGCGCTCATCATAATACAAACGGATCTCAACATCTTTGTTCTCCTTACTCAAACGCGATTTAGCAGTCTTAGCTTTGATAATATTTCCGACCACTTCCGTTCCATCCTTTTCTTTCTTTTTGCTGAGATAAATGATCGTACTTGCTGCGTATTTGAGTCCAGAACCTCCCCCCATTTCTTTCGTTGGTACATAAGCTCCGATGACATCGTATGTATGATTTGTGACAATGAGCGGGACATTTGCTTGACCTAGTTTGAGTGTGAGCATTCGGAACGCACCTTTGACCAGTTGAGATTTGGTCATGTCACGAACTTGTTTGTCGTTTAGTGCGTCAGTGATTTCTTTCTCAGTGGAAAGCATACCCAGAGAGTCTAGTACAAAAATACAGGGTTTGCGTTCTTCTAATGACTTCTTAAGATATATATCAACTGCTTTGAGTGCTTTACTACGAAACTCCTCAATAGTAACAACATTCACCACAACAAAGCGAGAGGTATCAATACCACGAGACTCAATCAAGGATTTATTAACAGCAGCTTCAGTATCAAAGTAGAGACAATAACCATCGGGGTGAGTATTAAGAAAATTCTTAACCACAGCGAGAGAAAAGAAAGTCTTTCCAGTAGAAGACTCTCCAGCAATAGCAGTAATTTTGTTACCAGAAACACCACCAAATATACTACCTGAAACCAGTGCATTAAAAATATACGAACCCGTGTCAACATAAGTTTCTGTCTCGTCTATGTCTGATGCTAGTTT